GATATGTTGGGGAATGCTTTAATACAACCAACAATGTATTTTAATTTAAGAAATGTACCAATGTTTAGTGGTTCATACTACATCACCTCAGTATCACACAATATCACAGATTCAAGTTTTGAAACTAGTTTTGAGGGTGTAAGACAACCAGTTCCCAATTTACCTAAAATTGATAATTATATTCAAAATTTAAGAGCTAATCTGGTGAGTAAAATTACTGAGTTGATTAAACAACAAAGTACAACCTCAACAAATGTTAATACTTCAACACCAACAAATGTTGATAATGTTACAAATAATGTTACGAGTAATGCTGGTAATGGGGCATCACAACAAGTTTCACAAACAACAAACGAAACTTGTAAACCAGTTGAACAATATAATAAATTTGTAAATGATACATCACCTACTGAAGTTACAATTAACTATCAAGATTTGATTAATGAAATAAAAAATCAATCTAATGATGACAAACTACTTTATACTATTTTCTTTTGGTCTTATACTAATTCATTTAATGGTAAAGATGGATTGAGAGTTATCGGAAATAATCCAGGTTATTTATCTCTTGACCAATATTTTGGTACAATCGGTAATGAAAAATATTTCTGTACATCCAAAAATATCCCATTTGTTGAATTTAGTTCTTTGTCAAATTATGTTGATTTTTTGATTAAAAGATGGCAATCAAGAGTTATCACTTTACAGAGTAACAGTGAACAAATAAATGTTGATGAATATGTAAAATTTGCTTATATAAATTCTTTTGCTGATAGTGTGGGTAGAGGTACTGAAAGTTATAATAAAATGGTTGGAACTAATAGTTTTCAAAAATATAAAGATGACTTTAACAAAGCAATACAAATATTAAAACCAGCAACTAATGTTGTAACTCAAAATACACCTCCACCTGCTCCACCTATAAGTATTAAAAATTTAGGGGAGTTCCCTTCTGTAATGGGTGACACTTATGCTTATTTTAACATAGAACAAAGTAATGGGCAATTCGAAGTATTACAAATAAACGACCCCAATTTCAATAGTAATTATGTTGGAAGTACTCAATTTAAAGATGTTGGTGGAAATATTGTACCATATTCTTGTTCTGCCGGAAGTGGGGCTCAAACTTGTATAGTTAATTCTAAAAATCCAGGTAATTACACATTGAATGTTGAATATTTTCCGAATGGTCCTTTGAATTCATCAACCAAGATAAATTTAGTAAGTCAACCATTCACTCAATAACATTTATAATAATTGTAAGAAAAGGATATGGGTGATGGTACTAAACAAGTTTGTGACTTGGACACTGGTGAATGTTATACAGTAAGAATGAAGGATGGTCTTATTGAAAGAGTTGATAACACAATGAGAACTCATAAAAAAATTCAAGTTGAAACAACAACAGGAATAAAACAACTATTAAATGGTTAATAATGAAAACTGACTTAAGAATTTTAGAAGAACTAAAAAGATATAATCAAATTAACAAATATATAAACGAACAAGAACTACCACCAGCTCCTGAAGGTGAGATTCCTGCTGTACCAGGTGGTGAAGTTCCCCCAGCTCCTGGTGGTGAAGTTCCACCAACAGGGGATGTTCCAGTTCCAAATACTCCAGCAGGTGCACCAACACCACCAACACCACCAGTACCTGAACCAATTGACACAGAGTCTGACCCCGATGTTGAAAAAATAGGTGACGAAAAGAAAAAAGGTAACAAGGAAGAAATTGAAGTAACTGATTTAGTTAAAGGACAAAAATCAGTTGAAGATAAACAAGATGAATATTTCGAAAGTTTATTTAATCATCTAAATGATTTAGAATCCAAGCTTAACGCTATGGATAGTATTTTAGACAGATTAAATTCAATCGAAACTAAAATCGAAAAATATAGAGTTAAGACACCTGAAGAAAAATTAGAACTTAGAACTTTAGATTCAGGTCCTTTTAACCAAAAATTGAGTAAATTTTTTGAAGATAAAGAAGAAGAAATGGAAGCGAGTGGAAAAAACGAATACGTTTTAACCACAGACGAAGTTGAAAGTTATTCACCAAATGAAATAAAAAGAAGTTTCAGAAATTTCGGTGAAACTGAAATGACTCCTGAGAATGACGTAAGCAAATTCAAAAAAATATATTAGAACTTAATTTGACAAACCCACGGCTGACACTTACTATTGTGTATAATATTTCTTAACAAAAAACTTTTTAAACATTATGGCGACAAATCCATTAGATGCTATTTTAGCTCAGTACGAACAATCACAAAAATCAGGTAGTAATACCAACAAAATGTCTCAAGATGAGAGAATGAAGAAGTACTTCGCAGCTCTTCTTAAAGACAATGAGAAACAAGGACAAAAAAGATTAAGAATCCTCCCAACTACTGATGGAAGTTCACCTTTCAAAGAGGTGTGGTTTCACGAAATCCAAGTAGATGGAAAATGGCAAAAGTTCTATGACCCAGGTAAAAATGATAATGAGCGTTCACCACTTTCAGAAGTGTACGAAGAACTTATGTCAACTGGTAGAGAAGCCGATAAAGAACTTGCTAAACAATACAAACCTCGTAAATTTTACATCGTTAAACTTATCGATAGAGATAATGAAAACGATGGTGTAAAGTTTTGGAGATTTAAACACAACTATAAAAACGAAGGTATCTTAGATAAACTAATTCCTATCTTTAGAGCAAAAGGTGATGTAACTGATTCTCAAAAAGGTAGAGATATCATCTTAGAGATGACCAAGGCTAAAACTCCAAAGGGTGCGACATATACTGTAATTCAAACTATTATGTATGATGACCCAGCCCCACTTCACGAAAACAAAGACACTGCTGAAAGTTGGTTAAATGATGAATTAACTTGGGCTGATGTTTACTCTAAAAAACCAGTTGAATATTTAGAAGCTATTGCTAAAGGTGAAACACCAAGATGGGATAGTGAAAAAGGTGGTTATGTTTATGGTAATTCAGATTCAGGTGAAGTGGTAATTGGTGGTAAAACTACACCAACTTACTTGGACGATTCAGATGACTTTGAGGTAAGTGGTGACCTTCCATTCTAAAAATATTTTTTAACCCGAACCCCATTAACAAAGTGGGGTTCATTTTTAAATCCAAAATGAAAATTAAAGTAAAAATGATTGATGCTCTTGCTCTAAAATATGAGAGTGAGATAGCAGAGGCTGAAGCAACCTTGTTAATCTATTTTTCTAATCCTGTTGGTATTGGTGAACACCCACAACACTTGGAGGAAATGGATAAGTTTGTTGAGAAAATGGCTAATGCTAAAGACAAATTAGAAACATTAAAAGAATTTGTAAAATACAATTTAAACGATGGCAATTAAGAAAAACGATTTCAGTAGTATTAAAAAGAAATTCTCAACATCAGCTAAGTACAAACCACAAAGGTACTTTGACTTGGGAACTGAATTTTTGGATGCTGTTGGATTACCAGGTCCTGCTGTGGGTCACCTAAATATGTTCTTGGGTCACTCAGATACTGGAAAGACCACAGCATTAGTTAAAACTGCGGTTGATGCACAAAGAAAGGGTATTCTACCTGTGTTCATTATCACTGAACAAAAATGGAGTTTTGAACATGCGAAACTGATGGGACTTCAATGTGAGGAAGTAGTTGACGAAGAAACAGGAGAAGTAGATTGGGATGGATTTTATATCTTCAATAATAACTTCGAATACATCGAACAAATTACAGATTATATTAATGACTTACTTGATGCACAAGAGAAGGGAGACCTTGAATATAGTTTGTGTTTTATGTGGGATTCAGTTGGTTCTATCCCTTGTAAAATGACCTTTGAAGGAAAAGGGGGAAAACAACACAACGCATCAGTTCTTGCTGACAAAATCGGTATGGGTATTAATCAAAGAATATCAGGTTCAAGAAAAGCCGATTCAAAGTTCGAAAATACTTTGATTATTGTAAACCAACCATGGGTTGAATTACCTGATAATCCTTTTGGTCAACCAAAGATTAAAGCCAAAGGTGGCGAAGCAATTTGGTTAAACTCTTCTTTGGTATTTTTGTTTGGTAATCAGAAAGGTGCAGGTACAACTAAAATTACCGCAACTAAAGATAAAAGAAGTGTGAAGTTCGCATCGAGAACCAAAGTATCTGTTTTGAAAAATCACATTAACGGATTAGGTTATGATGATGGAAAAATAATTGTTACTCCCCACGGATTCTTATCAGGTAAAGATACAACAGAAGAAAAAGCTTCTATTGAAAAATATAAGAAAGAATACGCAGATTATTGGAAAGATTTATTAGGTTTGGAGGGAGATTTCGATTTGAAAGAAGAAAAAGAATATGAATAAACTAAAAGTAATATCACTATTTTCAGGTTATGGTACACAAGAGTTGGCACTAAAATACATTGGTGTGGACTTCGAAAATGTTGCAAATTGTGACATATTAAAAGTGGCAAACATAGCCTACGATTCATTACACGAGACAACATTAGGAAATTTGGGGGACATATCGAAGGTCAACGAAGATAGTTTTCCCCAATGTGACCTAATGACCTATTCTTTCCCTTGCCAAGATATTTCTATATCAGGGGTACAAAAGGGTATTCAAAAAGGTACAAGAAGTGGTTTATTATACGAAGTTGAAAGGATTTTGACAAAGAACCAGCCAAAGTACCTTTTGATGGAGAATGTTAAAAACCTTGTATCACACAATCATATCGAGAACTTCAAAGCACATATCTCATTCTTAAATGAGTTGGGTTATGGATGTGCTTGGAGAGTTTTGAATGGTGCTGACTATGGTTGTCCACAGAATAGGGAAAGGGTATTTATGATGTCAGTTTATGGAATGACAAATGAGGAAGTTGATTACAAAATGTTAAATGTTGAAAGGTACAAAAAGGACAGAGTTCCTATGAGACCATTCATTGAAAATGAGATTACAGAGGACTTATTTATATCTTGTGACGTTACACCTAATCACCCCAAAAAAGATAGTGTATGTAAACTTGTGGCAAGGAGAAACGATGTAAACTACGACCAAGCAAGAAGAGTTTATTCTATTGATGGTTGTTCACCTTGTTTAACAACAACTGGTTCACCACAGATTATGGTTGATGGGAGAATAAGAACTATCACAGGAAGGGAAGCTTACAGATTTATGGGGGTTAGAGAAGAAGACATTGATAAATTATTATCAACAAGTTTGACAACTAAAAACCATGTAGCTTTGGCGGGTAACTCTATTTGTGTACCAGTTATGGAAGCAATATTTACTGAGTTCTTGGGAGAGTATATCACACAAACAGAATCAAAAAAATCGTTCACACAATTAAGTTTATTTTAAATGACAAAAACATTATTGGTCGATGGAAACAATCTTATGAAGATAGGTTTTCATGGTGTGAAAGAATATTATCACAATGGTAATCATATTGGGGGTAT